TACCGCTGTTGAGCCGAAGAACAGCTTCGCCCAGACAAGCACGTATAGCGTCGTTGCTCCTGACCCTGTTGCGCCCACATTGACCTCCACCTTTGCCGAATTGCCCGCCGGGACTAGCGTAAAGTCGCCTGCTGCCAGCGATGCCCCGGCAGGGTCGAAACCAGCCGGGCGCTGGGCCAGCGAAATATCGAACACCCACTCCACTCGACTGGGCGGGAACGGAGCGCCGGAGTAGGCGACGTGCCCAGAGCCTGTCGTCTCCCCCGGCTGCAGCAGCTGCCCTCCGGGGGCGAACGGACTGCTGAGCCACGACGCAGTGATGTCGTCCTGCCAAGCGTCCCCGCCTTCGCCCGGCGGGATGGAAATCTCCCCCGTAGGCCGCAGCAGCCCAACAGGGTCGTCGCCCATCGGCGGCGACTCCTGCGGGTGCGGCGGCTCATACCAGTCCGGAGCCACCAGCAGCCCCCGCACCTGACCGTCCTCGACCAGATCGCGGTACGGCACACGCTTGCCAGAGCGCCCGCAAACGCCGAGCGCGCGGTTACCCTTGGCGTAGCGCCTGCTCACCCGATGCGCCCCCTAGAGACGTGTGAGCGCCGCCCTGATCCCGGCCTGATCCGAACATCCTCGTTGCCCATGGACGCGCCCATGCCGCGCCGTAGCGCGTCCTCAGCCATCATCATCAGCCCAGCCTCGCGCTCGGGCGGCGTATAGCCCTTGGTCGCCAGCCGGGCGGCCAGCCCGGACACGAACGCTTCCCGCAGGTAGTAGGGGATGTCCGGGTTCTGGGCCGCGTGATCCGCGTCCTGATAGCGCCTGACGCGGTCGTAGACCAGCACGTCGGTGCTGTTCTCGGCGATCGGCCAGATTTCCAGCAACAGGAAGTCCCGCTGCTTGTCCACGAAGTAGCGGTCCGGCCTGCCCTTGTAGGTCTTGGTCGGAATCTCCAGCCACTCGCTGCGCGACATCTGCAGCAGCGGTGTGTCCACGCCGTTGCGGCGCAGCACGATGTTGAGGATGTCGAGCGCGTAGAAGTCATCCACGCCACTGAGCGGGTACTGCTGCTGGTCTTCCACCAGCGCCAGCTCCACGCGCTCGATCCTGAAGTCGGAGAACGAGCGCGCCGCCCAGTCGGCAAGCATGTAGTTGATCGACCGGCGGGCCGACATGACGTGACGGTGAACGAGCGTTGCCGGATCGACCCAGCAACGCTCGAACGCCTCGTCTACCATGTCAGCCAGCTCGGGGTTCCATAGGTAGGTCCCGCTGGTTGCCATGGCTTAATCCCCGCCGTTGTCGGTCTGCAGCTGCAGCACGGATACGGTCGCGCTGCCTGCGCCTCCGAAGGTCACGCGAACGGTGTCGATGGGCCACGTGATGCGGTAGCTGCCGTCCGCGTCTGCCGCGATGGCAGTCCACTGGGCATCCGCCGCCGCCACGGCATTGGCCGGGGCGTTGATCGCCCCAGCCGCCGCGCGGACGTTTTCCGTGGTCCACTCCACCGACGTGATCGTCAGCCCAGACAGGGCGATCTGGATGACCGTCTCGTCAGTGAGCCGACTCAGCGGGAAGTAGTACGTGCCGGTCGCTGTGACCGTTTTCCTTATGGGGCGCATTATTCACCCCCTCAGTTCGAGTCGGTCTGGTCATCAACCATGTAGTAGAAGACCCGCGCCGTCACCGTGCCGCCCGTCGCCGCCGAAGCGCCCACGCCTGCGGTGATCTCGGTGTTGGCGGTCAGCGCCGTGTCCAGCGACGTGCCACTGGTGACCAGCGCCGCGCTCGCCGTGTCTGCGTCTCCCTCGGCAATGAGAGCATCTGCATTGCCTCCGGACAGGCCCACATCCACAGTCGGGGTCGCGCCGCCGGTCGCGCCAGCATTGGTGATCTTGGCGAAGGTCGGGGCCGCGCCCGCCGGGAGGAACACGCCGGTCCCGGTGGTGTTGGCCTGAGTCGGGTCGAAGGTCACTTCCACGGACGCGAGCATGACTGCGGGGGTCGCCCCGTTCTTGCCCTTCTGGCGGAAATAACCACTTGTCGTTGATCTGCCCATCTGTCTGTCTCCAGTTCCTGTAAAGGATCGTCAGGGTAAAAAGGGCCAGCCGGAGACGAAGCCCCGACTGGCCCTCATGTCGTCAGCCGCCTTACTGCTTACGCAGAGCCGGACGAGCCGAACACGCCGCGATAGTCGGACCAGCCGAAGCTGTAACGCTCACGCGCCTTGTAGCGCATGTTGCCGGTCTCGAAATCGCCCTCGATGCCGCGCTGGATGTTCTTGCGCACCATGTGCTTCAGACCATCCATGCAGTCGGTCAGCAGGAACCACGCCGTGGGGTCGGTGAAGCGATGGTTCTTGTGCATCCCGCCCGGCACCTTGCCCAGCTTCTGCAGGGCGTTGATGTCGTTGTCGGACGTGCCGACGCGCAGGGGCGACAGCATGATGCGAGCCGCGACGTACTCAAGGTCCGGCGGGATCGCCAGCTTCATGGCACGAACGGCAATCGGCAGCCCACGCTCGTCCACGAACTTGCTGATGCTGATCAGGGCTTCCTCAAGGGAAGTCTCCGACAGGTCAGCCTGCGTGGCGAACGTGTTGGCCTGCGCGCCACCACCCCACAGCGGGTGCGTGGTGGAGAACAGGGGCTGACCATCGCCACCGGGGAAGTTCGCATCGAAGCCATTGTTGAAGATGGCTGCGCCCTTCACTTCCTTGGTGTGCTGCATGGAGCGGGCCAGCGCCTTGGCGTACTTCTGGCCAACCGAGCCGTAGAGGTTGTCTTCCTCCGCTTCCTCCGTGATGGCGAACGCGAGTGCGATCGTCTCGTGGTGGTAGCGGCTGATGTACGCCTCTCCGCCAGCGTCGTAGGCAACCGGCGCACCCTCGGCCTTGACCGGAGCACCGGCCAGACCAGCGAGAAGCACGTCTTCCTCGTACGCCTTGGTGGAGTTCTGGACCTCGAAGAGAGGCCGCCACTCCTGCTCGTACCGCTTGTATTCCAGTCCGAAGACCGTGTTGAGACCTTCCTGAAGCTGCTTCCGGAAGGTCGCTCTGTTCATAACTGACATAGCTAGTTACCTCCCGGTTAGAACGTCGGCAGCGTAGCTGCCTTCTCATGCGACAGAATGCGGCACCGGACCTTGGCGAACGCCCCGATCTCGGACGGGAAAATCCCGTCAGTACCTTCGTACAGGCCCTCAATCCTGATCTGCGGAGCGCCGGTCTCGGCAGCGTCGATGTAGCCGCCGGACGTGCCGGTGACCACATTGCCCGTGCCGTTCTGCCACTCGAAAGCCGCGCCCACGTCGGTTGCTGCCACAGTGGTGACCTGAGCCACAAGCTCAAGGTTGGGGTCGTCGTAGACCATCGCGGTTGCGACGGTGCCGGTCAGGAGGACCGTGGACGCAGGCCAGTAGCGGGAATAGACGATCTCCCCGTTGGCCGCCGTGTAAACGCACCCGGCGAACACGCCGAGTACCCGCGCTGCCGTGCCGTCAGGCGCAAGTTCGATGAGCCTGCCTCCGTTCGTCGCGTCGGACCGAACGAGATCACCCGTGAAGATGCTGGAAGCATACTCGGAGGCGATCTCGTACGCCGACAGACGATTGGGGCAACCACCGGCCTGATGCACGTTCGGGCGGAAGCCGAACTTCACATCTTGATTTGCCATGATAGTTTCCTCTGTCAGTCGTTATCGGCGGCCTCGACCTTACGACCAACAGAGATCGCAGGGTGGGACACCGTACTTTTGTGCTCACGTACGATTGGATGTCCCCTCACCTGCGAACGCTCAAGCTCGTCATCCACCGCTTGCTGCATCTTCTTCGACTGGGCCGAATAGTACGCCTTGCGCTGGTTGTATCGAGCTGTCGGCATTTCGCACAGGATCAGGTCATCCACTTGGATGATCCCTTTGTCTGAGCCAGCCACGATCGAGTGCTTGAACTCATCCGGCACAGTGTCTGCCGGACGCGGAGTCCAACCTTCTCGCATCGCGTTGTTCCAGTTTCTGGGATCAGCCTCACCCCGCACCGTATGGCGAATCCAACGCTGCGTCATGCCCTGTCTGGGCGGCGGAGCGTCAAGACTCGATGGGCGTACCCATGGTCCATCCGGATGTTCTAGGTGGGTGGCACGTTCCTCCGACAACTCGTCCACACGAGCCTCGTGCCCACGATCTACGACGTGGGTTGCTGCGGCCTTTCTGGCGGCAGGCTTTTCGCTACGGGTATTCATCGACCCCTCCTGTTACCTTCCATTGCAAGACGCTCGCGGCGCGAAGCAGCGAATTCTTTCAGATGGGCAGGGTCGTTGGGGTCCAGACCGAACGCTCGCATGACCGCAAAGTCTTCCGAGTTGAGTTCGACCTTGCCGGTCAGCGCCCGTCTCGACGCGCGGTCATTCGATGCTCCATCGACAGAGGCAACAGTGCTGCGTCTGTCGCGGGAGCGCGACCGCCCGTCTCGCTTGCCCGGCTTCTCATCATCGAACAGGTCTGGGAACTTCGCGCCCAGACGCTTGTCCAGCTCGCGGTAGTAGTCCCGCGAATTGACATCGTAGCCTTCCTCGTACAGCTGCGCGTCAATACGATTCGCCGCCAGCGTGTAACGCTCGAAGCCGGGCTGGCGGAACCAGTCACCGTTCTTCGACATCCACTTGCGGGCCAAATCCGGAACCCCGGACTTGTTCTGCCCGGATTCTGGCGGCGAGGATTCCTTCTGACGATCCGCAACCAGCTTCCTCGCATTCAGCTCAGACAGCCGCTCGGTTAACTCGACCTGCTTGTCGGTGTCGCCGTTCTCGAACGCTTCCTTCAGCTCACGCTTCGCAGTGGCGATGCCATCGTCGATCGCCTTGCGTTCCTGTTCGGATAACGTGCGCGACTGCTCTGCCAACCGTCGCTCGATTTCCTCGGCACGTCGGTTTGCATCCGCAGCTTCCCGGCGAGCCTTCAGCTTCGCGCGGCGCTCACGGTCAAGTCGCTTCTGGAATGCGTTCCGCGATGAAGGAGGCTGATCATCCTCCTCCTCGTCGTCTTCACTTGCTGCGAGAGAGTCATCGTCTGCATCCGAGTCGTCGTCTGCGGCAGGATCGCCTGCGGCCAGATCGTCCTTCTCGTCCAGTTCGCCATCCTCACCATCAAGGTCGTCTTCGACCGAATAGCGACGGATGCCGTCCTGATCAGCATCGAGATCGACTTCGACGTGGTGCCTGTCCGGCACCCCGTGCAAGTCCTCGAAAACGATGTCGTCTGGTTTGGTTGTCATATTGGCTTCCCGTGTGAATTATGGGGCAAGTCTTTCTGTCACGCAATGTCAAATGTAGAAGTGGAAATCCTCTGGAGAATCAACCACTCCCAGAATTTCATCGTCATTGATGATGACGTAGAACTTGCCCGACTTCATGCGAACACGCTGGCCCGCGTACGTCCCGAACAATACCCAGTCGCCCGCCTTGGGCTTGTTGGCCTCGTCTGCGAGGGACAGCCCGGACTGGGTCTTGGTCTCGTAGCACAGCGATCCCATGTCCTTGATGCGGCCCACGGTGGTCATGTTGCGCTGCGTCTGGATCGCCTCTTCCGGCAGCTCGATGCCGCCGGTTGTGCGCTTCGGCGGCTCCCATGGCTCGATCACCACCCGCCACAGCAGGGGCTTCGGCACCGGGGCCTCGACCGCTTTCTCCGGGGGCTTGAACGCGACCTCGCTCATTCGCTCCCCCCATCAGGCTTGTCCTCGTCCAGCTCCACGCTGCGCATGGTCTCGCGCATGACGTGGATCGCCGACTCGATGCCGCGAATGCGACCGCACTTCTCGCGGTACTCCGCGTGATCCTTGCAGCCACCCTTGCTCAGTGTCAGCGACTCATTCAGGATTTCCTGCTGCAGCCGCCGGTCCACGTGATTAACGAACTGTTGAAGTAGCGTTGCCATCTTCTTTCCTTTTCACCCCTCGTAGGAATTCCAGCAGCTGCCGGAAGTCAAGCCCGGTCTCCTGAGAAGACAGGGCAAATTTGCGTGGCGAGACACCCTTGATGCCCCGCTTACGCAGGAACTCTCTGGCCGCGCGAACGTCAGCTGGCTTTACCATTGCCACCACCCTTCGCCTTGGCTTTAGCCGCCTTGGCCGCAGCCTGTTTCTCCTGCAGCATCAGCCGATGCTGCTCCTCCTTGCGTGACACGTCAGCCGCAGTGGATACGTCCTTGCGCGCCTCGGTGCCCTCGAACTCCTGCTCCTTGCGCAGCTGCTCCGCTTCCCAGCTGAGCTGCTTGCGTACCTCGTCATCCTCCCACGCCTGCTGCCTGCGCTGCTGCTCTGCCTGCCACTCGGCAGCCTCCTGCTCGGCATCGCTCGGCCCGCCCTCGTCTGGCGGCGTGATCTCCAGTGGCGGCAGCTGGGCTGCCATCTGGGAGATCAGCATGTCCATCTGCGGGTCCATGCCGCCCTGCTCCTTGAGCTGCCCCAGCGAGTCCGGCGGCGGCAGTTGCCCGCCCATCTTCTGGTTCACGGCTGCCCAGTATTTCAGGGCGTAGTGCTCGGCCAGATGCGCCTGCATCGGCGGGCCGACCAGCGCCAGCGCGTCTTCGTTCAGGCCCTGCAAGAATGACATGTGCGTCTGGATGTGGGCATCGTGGTCCTGCTCGACGAACGCCTTCACCGGCTCCCCGGTCATCAGCTTGACGTTCTCCGACACCGCGTCGCAGCGCACCGTCTGGTTGGTCTTCAGCAGGTTCTCCGGGTCCGACACACGGATCGCCTTCAGGAACCGCTTGTTGACCTCGATGCGGTCGTACAGGTCCGGGTTCTGCGTGGACAGGTCGTACAGCGCCTGCGCCTGCGCGATGCGCTGGGCCGACGAGAAGATGTTCGGGTCGGACACCGGGACGATGTCGATGCGCCCGTCGTAGTCGGACCGCAGCACCCGCTTCTCTTCGCCCTCGATCTCGAACGGGTATTCCTCGTCCAGAAACTCGAAGTTCAGCTCAGCGCGCAGCTGGAACTCTTCCGCTGCCGCCATGTGCAGCCGCCGATGGATGCCGGAGAACACCTTGCTGCCCTGCTCGATCAGCGCGATGGTGGTGCCGACCGGCCCGGTGTTCGGCGCGTCGCCCACCATTTCGTCCGTGGCTGAGGCGAACCTGCGCCCGGCATCGACCAGCGTCTCGAACAGCTTCTGCAGCGCCTGCGACGGCTCCTTGAAGTTCGGCGTGTAGATGCCTCGGGCGATGTCCTCTGCGCTGCCCTTGACGCGCTTGTACATGCCCGGCTCGATGCGCATGTCGCCGCCTTGCAGCCCAACCACGTCCTCCGAGATAAAGCCGCCCTGCATGTTGGCGAATGCCGCCGAGTCCAGCAGCGCCCGGATCGAGCCGGACGTGGCTTCGGCCACGGAGCCGATCATGTGCAGCAGGCCAAAGCCGTAGAAGCCCAGCCCCGGCAGATAGCGGTAGTGGGTGAACCACACCCGCTTGCGCATTTCCTCGTCAGTCTCTTTCCAGTTGCGCCGGATCGACAGGACCTCGCGCGTCTCCTTGTCCACCGTCACCACGTAGGGCAGCGGATACTCCACGCCGTACTTTTCCTGATCCTCCTCGATCTCCAGATCGATGTGGGTCTCGTACAGGATGAACTCGACATCATCCCAGTGCGATGACTCCGTGCGGCTGTCGGCCTCATCCAGCATCTGCTGCCCGTCATCGCGGCCCAGCACACCGATCGGGGTGCCCAGCAGCGGCAGG